GTGGTTGTAACGGGAAGTGAAGGCTTCCTGCGCATTGTCATAAGCAATGGCTTGGCCCTCGTTCTTCACCGGTGCAGCACCGAATCCAGCGAGTTTGGTTTCTTCTTCAAAGCTACGCTCCGATTTCTCGGTCTCGTAGATTTCCTTGTGCTCTTCGCCATAGCGGGCGTATTCAAGTCCGTACAGAGCGTTCAGACCCGGAAGGAGTTCCTTCAATAGTTGTGCGCGTGAAATAGCCATGATTTAACTCCTTATGCGCCAGTGGCAGAGTAGTAGCCATGCAGACCTTGGTTCAGCTTAACCAAGATTTCAGGATACTGGGTGAACACAAGCGTAGAACTTGACGCAAATGCAGTTGCTGGAGCTTGGTCTAGTACAAACGATGTTGCACCAGCGGAGGCAGCAGTAGCTACAAAAGAATTACCGGCAATAAATTGACCGTTTGCGGCAAGCGAGCCAACATCCGTACCGACTGGCAACGCGAACGGCAGAGCCGAACAGGTCACAGTAGCAGTAGAAATGCTGCTATAAGTTGCAGTACCAAGAGCAACTGCGGTTTCCATAACCAGACCAACCATGCGCAGAGGCAAAGTGGTGGTAACAGGAGTAGCCGAAGGAGCCAGAACTGCATTGGCAGAATTGCCGGTGTTAACGCTGCCGGTGTTGTTGATGGCTGACAGGTTAGTGCCAATCATCGCCATAGCGCCAGAAGAAACGGTAGTACCGGAACTGCAAACAACCGCCTTGAACACAGCATCAGGGTCATCATAAACATAGGCTTGGCAGTCACCGGCAGCGGTGCTTGCGGGCCAATATTGAGAGAACAACTTTTGCTTAGTCGTGGGGTTGGTATAAGTGCAACCCAAGAAAATACCGACGGTCTGATTCAGACTAGAGCCAGTAGAAACGGAAGCCCTTTGGAGGCGACCACGAGATAGAACAACGAAATCACCGTAGAAGATGTCAGTCGCGTAACCATATTGGATTGGGTACATGCGGGTGGAACCAGCAAATACTTGACCGCCAATTAGGTTCTGCGGCAACAGCCCATAAGGTGCTGATACGACAGGATATGCCATTTAAAAACTCCTATTTATTTAAGACCGAGACCAAAACCGCCACGCGTTGAGCTGGATTTTCTTTCCGAAAACAACGGCATGCGCGGGTCATTTTGACGCAAGAAGCTATTGTCTACCGAGTCCATCTGTTGCTGTGCTTGCCCGTTGTAGTACTCAGCCATAGCTTCTACGTTCTCGGTTGGCTGTTTGCAAAGCATCAGCCCTCCGATTTCGATGTTGCCTGTCTTTTCGTTGCCGGTTAGCATCATTTCAGGGTAATCCACTGCCTTACACGGTTCCCATCCGTCACGCAATTTACGCGACACATTGGTAGGGTCAGATTGCCCTAGGACGTGTGTCGCAATCCAGCGGTGCGTCACACCGGGGATTGGGTCGGGGTCAGGCAGCGTACTGGAAGGTCGGTAGACCTTACGCACAGATTTTTCGCGGGAAACAAGGTCACGGGATTCACGAGTTGCCATAATATTAAGACTCCAATTTTGCTACTTGAGCAGCGTACTGCTGCGGGGTTAATCCAAACTTCTTGGCCAACGCAAGCGCTGACGGAGTAATCTGAATTTTCTTTGGCCCTGACGAACGGGTCGCTGGGGCTACCACGGATGCTGGACGCTGACTCCTTTCACTCTGGGTTCTCTCACTCTGGTTACCCCCGAATACCTCGGGAAACTTGCTCTTGACGTTTCTGTCAATCTGCGCGTAGTACTCATCACTTTGCGGGTCAATACCCGAGTTCACTAGCTTTTGGTGCAGCCCTAATGAATAGCTGGTTACTTCCTCGAACCCCTCAGAACCGAACCACTGGTTTTTTGCCTGCCAGCGCAGGGATTTTTGGTCAGGTTTTTCCTGTTGGGTCACAGGTTGTTGCGTTTGTACACTATCGCTGTACGTTTGTAAAGGGGCCGGGCGGAAGCTTTTTGCCCGTTCCAAGTTGAACTTGGCGTCGGTCATGGCCTCCTGAGCGGCAATGATGGCATCCGTGTCAAAGGCTTCTTGTGCTTCCTTGTACTGACGGCGGGCCTTCTCCATGTTTGCTTCCGCAGCGGATAAGCCGGAAGCAGCAATCTGCTTTGTGCCCTGCTCCACGTAGCCCTTGAGCTGCTTGTTTTCTTGCAGCAACGCTTGTGCCAATCGTTCCAACTCCTGCTTTTCCCGCAGGGTGGACTCCTTGGCCCGGCGCTCGTCGTGCCGTGCGTGGGTCAGCTTTTTGATGCGGTCTTGAACTTTGGAGCTGTAGGTCTCCAATTCTTCGTCCGTGGGGTCTTCAACATTCTCTTCCAGCTTTTGACGACCGCGGTCTTGCTCCGGGGTGTCGTCTACAACTTCGACTTCAATGTCGTTGTCGCCGGTTTCAATGTCAACGGTGACGGTTTTTTCGTCTTCAATCTCGTCGGGAAATTTGAATTCAGACATGTGTGATTCCTCTCGGGTCTTGTACAACACCTTCAACTTGGTCGTCGTTGATTAAGCGCATTTCCTGACCATACATCTTGAATCGCGTACCTGCGTAGGTGCGAACCATAATGAAGTCGCCCTCCTTGCACCAAGGGCCGGTAGGAAACTTGGCTTTGTCAGAATAGGCGTCGGGGCCAACCTTGACCACAAACAAAACTGCTGTGGTTACTTCTTCGCGCTTCATCATGTCTTTCGACTTGAGAAAGTTTGTGCCTTCAATCGTTTCTTCAATTGCTGGCAACACGCATAGCAGCTTGTATCCAGATGGGTCTGGTAGCTGTTTGGCTTTTTCCGCATCCGTCATTGTCGCGTCGGGTTTGTCTGACGTTTGGATGGGTAGGGGCATTTCGACCCCCGGAGGCAAGAGGATGTCACTCATCGTTGTTTTCAACTTTCTTCAGCAGGGCCAACAGGTAGGACTCTGCGGTGGCTAGGCCCTGTATCACCCCGCAAAGTTTTTGGTACTCTTCAAAAGAACGGCAGGCCCCACCAGCCATGTCGTCCGCGTAGTTGTTCATATCCGTGCGTATTTGTTCGCGCAATACGCGTGCGAAATCTTGAATCATTTTTCAGTCTCCGGTGTTGTGGTTTGTTGCATCTGAACAGCTTGCTGGGCTTGCTTTTCTTTTATGGATGCGCCAACTTTGACGCCTTCTAATTGCATGCGGGCAGAGGTTTCTTCTTTGCGCATGTTGTTGGCGTCTGCTTTGGCGGATGAGTCCAACACCATCTTCTGCTTATCCAGCTCCAGCTTGGCTTGGGCAATCTGGAAGTCCTGCTGAATTTTTTGGGCTTCCAACTGCAAGCTGCCCTGCTTGAGCTGCAACTCCTGCTGCTGCATCATCACCATCGGGTCTTGCGCCTGCTGCTGGGCTTGCTGTTGTTGCGCTTGTTGCTGATTCATTTGCAGTGCTTGCTGTGCGGCCTGCGCCATCATTCCCGACAGTGCTTGCTCAATCTCCGGCGGCAAATCTTCGTCTTCAGGCGGCAGCGCCATACCCAACTGTGTCTCAATCTGCTTGCGATACTGGTAACCCGCGTGCTCGGCAACGTGCGCCATGAGCGCAGCAGATATGACCGGGGCCTTGGGGTTTTGCCCAATGCTGGCTGCAATCATGGGGTCTTGCATCATCGACATGTGCACCGCAATGTGCGACTGGTGGTCTTGGTTCAGGAACGCCTTCACCGGGTCGCCTTTGAGAATGGACATGTTCTCGGTTACCGGGTCGCGTGGCTTCTGGTCTTCCGGCAATGGAACCAACTTGTCGGCGTTCTTGATGCCCAGAATCTCCAGCATGTTGCGGTGCAACTGGGGCATGTTGTAGATGTCAGGCGCAGCCTGTGCCATCTGCATGACCGCTTGGTACTGGACGACCCGCTGGCTCATGGTGGCCGCGTTGGGGTCGCTGACCGGAATCACGTCCACATGGTCATAGTCTTCTTGCTTGGCGGTTGCGCCACCTACGTCGGGCTGGTAGTCGTACGCTGGCTCCGTGTAGTCACGGATGATTGCCGCCAGCAGCCGCAACTCCTGCTTGAACGTGTAGTGCAGCCGGGCCTGAACCGCCGACATAACCTTGAGCTGGCGCTCCAACAGTGCCAGCGTAGTGCCCACCGGCGCTTGGCCGGACATGTCGCTAATCTGCATGTCCGCCGTGGACGCAAACCGACGGCCTTCCTCAACGATGTTGTTGAGCAACGTGTAAAGAACTTGGCTGGGTTCCTTGTACGGCAGGGGCAGAATGTTGTCGCGCAGCGCACCGGAGCCGATGTCCACATCGCGGAACTCGCCCGGCTGGATGGGGGTGTCGTCGCCCTTGATGCGCAGACCGCGTGACTTCAAACCGCCGGGCAAGTTAGACAGCGTGCCCGCGTCCACCAACTGGCGCATGATACTGGTCGCACTCTTGGCAAACCCGCCGATGAGGTGGAACAGCCCGAACCCGTACGCACCAAAGCCGGGGATGTATTGGTAGTGCACGAAGTGCTGGCGCTTGAGTTTTAACTCGTCGTCCTCCAGCCAGTTGCGCCGGATGGCCAGCACATCGTTGCTGCCCTTAATCATTGTCACCACGTACGGCAGCGCAATGCCGGTCATGCCTTCTTTGTCTTCGTCCTCGAATCCTGTGATGTCCAAGTCCACATGGACTTCATAGACCGTGTACCGGTCGTCGTTGATGTCGCTGAAGCCGGTCTCTTTGTCCTTGGCCTGCTTGATGTCGCTGCGGTCTTTGTCTGTCTCGGGCAGCTCGATGTCGCGGTAGAACCCAGCTTTCTGGAGCTTGATGATTTCATTCTCGGTCTTGCGCATGACGTGCGTGATGCGGTAGCACGTATCCAAGTCTGTCGTCCCGTACGGCAGGATGATGTCCTCTGCCGGTATGAACATGGAGACCTGCCGCCCAAGGCTGGGGTCGTAGTAGACCTTCTTGAACGCTGACCCCGTAGCAGGCAGGCTCCACAGCATGCGTTCTTGCTCAGGCCGGAACTCGCGCATGACTTCCGTCAGTTCATAGTTCATGTCAGCCTCGACACGCTGCGCGGCCTCAAGTTTCTCGGGAGTTTCTTTACCCACAATCTTGGTTCGCACCGGCCCCGCAGCCGGGAACATCTCCGTGATGGTCTCCGACTGGAAGCGCACCACCGCCTCGGTAATCATGGGGTGGAACACGCCACTGGCTCCTTGCCACGGCTCCGTGCGGTCTTCATACTGCAAACCCAACAACTTGAGCCCTTCGGTGTAGGCTTTCTCCCAGTCCTTGCGGCTGGCTTTATCGTTGTCAATGTCGCTGGACAAGTCGCTTGCAAGGTTTTGCAAATCCCCGTCGTCCATCAGGTCGGCCAAGTTTGCGCCAAAGTCATCTTTGTTGTCGCCGGGGTGGATGGAGATGTCAAGGTCTCCCGCGTGGATGTTGACTTCTTCAGGGTCAACAATCTCAATTTCCAACGGCTCTTCGTTTTCAGCAAGGTCGTCCATGCCAACCGGTGCTTGATATAACCCTTTGTCCACATTGGTAGCCATACTTATTTCTTTCAGTAATATGCGACAGAACGCCGCCTAAAAATCTTTGGCTCATCCTTCTCATCGGAGTCCAACGGGATGAAGCCGCCTTGTCGATAGCGCAGCAGGGCTTGGGTTGTCGTGTCCACGTAGTCGTCGTTCTCGCCTACCGGGAAAGCCGCAATCTCTTCAATCACCTCGCGTGCCCAGCGCGTATCGGGAGCCCACACTTTACCTGATGTAAACAGGTCGGCCACCGCGTTGACACGCACCATCTTGTCGTTGCCACGGCTGGGGCTGAACTCCTGCACCGGTATGCCCATCTGGCGCAATTCTTGGATGAGCGGTGCACCGGCGGCTTTTTTCTCCACAATGAACGCGTCGGGTTCCCACTCTTTGTAGTGCCGCAGCGCAACTTGCTTGAGTTCGGGAAAGGCCATGCGGTCTTTGAACGCATCCAGCAGAATTATTTGGGGTGTGTTGCCCTCTTCCTCGTTGTACCAAACGCCCCACGTTGTGCAGGCGCTGTAGTCGGATGTGTTCTTGGTCTCGAACGCCGTGTCCCAACTTTGGAGGACGTATTCACACTGGGGCGGGTCATCTTTCGTCCAAATCCGCCAGCTCTTGCGAGAAATCAGCGCTGAGTTGTCCAGTGTTGGCTGCTGCATGTACTGGGCGTTCCAATACCGTGGGTCAATACTGGCTTTGGTGGCTTTCAAGGACTCCAACGTCCACTGTTCAGGCCAAAGCGACTTCTCGTTCTCTTCACTTTCGTTCAGAATGGCGGGCAGCTCCACGATTTCCCACGGGATGGACTCCGGGTTCTTGGTTTGGTACGTTATCAGGCGTCCGGTCAAGTCAAGCAGCGACCAGCGCGTCATCACGATGATGATTGCCCCGCCCGGCATCAGCCGTTGCAGCGGCCCGGTCTGCATCCACGACCACGCGGTGTCAAACGCAAGGCGGCTGTTGGCTTTTACGTCTTGTTCTGAATGCGGGTCATCAATAACGAATAAATCAGCGCCGCGCCCAGCAAGTGCACCGCCGACACCGGCGGCGTAGTACTGCCCACCTGCCCCGGTTGACCATTTACCGGCTGCTTTTTGGTCGTCTGCGACCCTTGTA